AACGTAGCTGTTAATGTAAATGGTAATGTTAATGTAAATGATAATGTTAATGTAAATGGTAATGTAAACAATCAAAGAAGCGCTGGCGCACTTTTATCTTTGGAGGAGGTCTTTATTGATTTTAAAAAAGAAAAGCCTTTAAAGCGACCATATTTTGAAAGGATGGCGCACGTACATTCAGCAGATAACGAAACCATTGAAAAGCTATTTGAAAAATGGGCAACAATAAAAGAAGGCGAAAGCATGACGATTGCAAAGGCTGAAAATAGTTTTAACCTTTACCTAGCTAACAATTTAAAAACCAGCTACAAGCCACCCGAAAAGTCAAAGACTTACAACGTATTTGACGAACTTTACGAAGACTTACAAAAACAAAAACACCTAAACAATGAATGAGATAATTTTAACGCACCTCCGCAAGATGGAGTTTGTATGCGGACTGAAGCAGTTTAAAGAATACAAAAAAGAAGAGGCAAGCGAGTTACTTGGATGTCTTAGCAAGTTATTTAGCAGCTACGGCTGGATGACAGAGGCAAGAGTTGACTATATTCTCCATGCTGGTATGCGAGGACAATACGGCGATTTTTACCACGTAAACGAGAAGACAGTAAGCGTATGGATTAACCAATATTATGCCCACCACCAAAGCCAAATTGTTCAGGAAGTACAAGCTTTAAACAACAAAGAAAAAGAACCAAGCAACGAAGAGATTGCGTACTGGATTGAGGTTGGTAAGCAGATATTTAGAGATAATTACCAGTATGCTAAGGACACAGGATTTTGCAGAGACATTGCAGAATGGGGCATGAACTGGTTTAATAAGTTCCAAGAAAAAGGAATTTTAAAACCTTGGGAGTTTAATGTGGAGGAGATGGAGAATGACGTTAGAAAAGAATTACGCTTGACGGTTAGATATGTAGACGAGGTAAGCGTTGGCGCCAAGACAAAGAATAAAATTTGGAAATTGTTTATTTTACAATCTATTAGGGATAATAAAAATTTAGATAAGCTAATATGAGACACGGCTCTTTGTTTAGCGGAATAGGAGGTTTTGATTTAGCCTCTGAATGGATGGGATGGGAAAATGTATTCCATTGCGAATGGAATGAATTTGGACAAAAAGTTTTAAATTATTATTGGCCTAATGCAATAACTTATCATGACATCACAAAGACAGATTTCACTATTCACAGAGGAGCAATTGACATCATTACAGGTGGATTTCCCTGTCAACCCTATTCATCCGCAGGAAAGCGACTTGGCAAGGAGGATGAGAGACACCTCTGGCCTGAGATGCTTAGAGCAATTCGAGAGATTCAGCCGAGCTGGGTTGTGGGCGAAAACGTTCGTGGCCTTACTAATTGGAATGGAGGGCTGGTATTCGACGAGGTGCAGGCTAATTTGGAAGCTGAAGGCTACGAAGTCACACCGTTTTTACTTTCAGCTGCAAGTGTCGGAGCATTTCACAAAAGAGATAGGATTTGGTTTATTGCCTACTCCAAACGCAATGGATTGGAATACAGGAGTAAAACCAATAACATACAAGAAAAGGAAACAAAAACATTTGTTAAAAAAAGTAAATTTACAAATGACTTTAAGGCAGATGGCAGCAGATTTAACGAAAAATGGCCAACCTACCTACAAGCTGAAAACCTCGTTTGTTCAGGAATTAATGGGGTTTCCAAAAAATTGGACAGAATTACCTTTCCAAAGTGGAGAAAAGAATCAATAAAAGCCTACGGAAACGCAGTAGTTCCACAGGTAGTATACCAAATATTTAAAGCAATAGAGCAATACAATCAATTAAACAAACAGTTAACATTATGAGCAAGATTTACGGCGGTAACGCAAAGATTATCCAAACAAAATTTGGCACAATGACAAAGATTAGCCAAAGCAGAACTGACCTTGAAAAGTTATTGGCTTACCTAAATGCTAACGATACCGAGTGGGTAAATCTAGTAATGAAGGAAAAGCAAGAGAAAGTTGAAGGCAAGGCAACGCATTATTTGGAAGTAGACGATTGGAAGCCTGTACAGGTAGCAAACAAGCCGACAGAGAAGCGCATTGTCGAAAATGATAACTTACCTTTCTAAATGAAAAAAAATGATTTGTACGCAATCTTTGTGGCATTGGTAGGCATCTGTCTACTTTTGCTGCTAAAGATTTCTAGCCTACTGCTTTTTATTGTGCTGCTGGCTTTGTGGACATTGGCTTGGTCTTGGATTTATGAACGCTGCAAATGATTAGGATAATCCAATAAAAACCATTAAATTTAAGAATGGAAAATAATTGGACAAAAGAAGAGATTGAGTTTTTAATAAAAAACTATCCTCAAAAAGGTAAAATGTTCTGTGTTGATTCTCTTAAAAAAAGAGAACCTCAAATTAGGAGTATGGCAGCAAAATTAAAGTTAAGAATTGACAAAAATTCTGAATTTTTTAAAGACTTTCAGTATAGAGCTGCTAAATCAAAAGTTGGTAGGAAAAGACCTGAACATTCTGAGTTAATGAAAAAATATACAAAAGAAGGTAGGTTTGAGGTTATTACTGGAGAAAGAACTGAAGAGCAAAGAAAAAACATATCTGAAAAAGCAAAAAAAAGAATTGCTGAAAAAGGTCATCCAAAAGGAATGCTTGGAAAAACTCATTCAGATGAGAATAAATTAAAATTATCTGAAAGAACAAAAAAAATGTGGTCAGATAAGACTCATATTTTTAATTCATTAGAACATAGACAAAAAAAGGCAAAACAACAATCTCAAAGTATGATTCAAAGACTTAAAAATAATCCTCAAAACCAGTATAGTAGGGTAAAAAAGGGAAAAATTACAATTGATGATAAAACATTTTTTGCTAGGTCAAGATGGGAAGCAAATGTTGCGGCATATCTTCAATATTTAAAGGAATCTGAATTAATTACAGATTGGGAACACGAAGCCGAAGAATATAGATTTGAAGCAATTAAAAGAGGAGTAATGAGCTATTTACCCGACTTCAAGGTAACAAGACTAAACGGCTCATTTTATTTAATTGAGGTAAAAGGCTATATGGACGACAAGTCTAAAACAAAACTTAATAGAATGAAAAAGTATTTCCCTGATATTTTTATTGATTTAATAGAGGCAAAAAGATATAAACAACTTGAAGAAAATTCAAGTTTATTTAAATGGTGGGGGTTACTAGATTAAACAAAAATCTTGGTTTTAACTTGGAATCAAATCGCAATCTTATATTTGCGTAAAGATTAAGCAAATGAGCATTTACGAAGGGTTACTAATTAAGAAAGCACGCAAGCAAGCTGGCTACAATCAGCTGGATTTGTGCAAGAAAATTGGATTGAGTCATGCACCAATTAATCATGTTGAAAATGGCTTGGAATCAATAAGCCTTTTAAACTTGCGCAAGATTTGTGAAGAGATTGGTTTGGAGGTAGTAATAAAGCGAAAAGATGCCTAGAGCTTACCCGATTTCAAAGCCTGACTATTCGCTGGAGATTCGTTACCGATTAAGAGACGGACAATGGTCTCCTTGGTCAAACAAAGGAAAGGGTAAATTTGAATGCATGGAAATAGTCCAGCGCCAAATAAGAACGCTAGCAGCATCTTATCAAGGACGAGAGAAAGAAGTTAGATTTGAATGGAACGGAAAGCTTTGCAATTTTAGTGGAGAGCCTACTGGTCAGACAATATTATTAATGTAGTTATTTTGGGTTTTTGTTAATCGAAAAAGGCTTGGGTTTTGCTCAAGCTTTTTTTTTATAACTTTGACTTGGATAAACAAATTTTTGCAAGATGAACAACGGACATGGAGGAGCAAGACCAGGAGGAGGCAGAAAGCCAAAAGCAGATGAGATTAAAATCATTGAGCAGATGGATGCTATTGCCGTACCTGAACAAGCTTGGAAAGCGCTTTGGGACAGATGCCAAGACGGCGACATACAAGCAATTAAATGCTGGTTAAACTACCGATTTGGAATGCCTAAGCAAGTCGTTGACGTTACAACTTTAGGTGAAAAGGTAACACCACCAATTGAATGGATAAAATCCAAATAATTGACAAATACGAACCTTTATTTTTAGAGGTCCCCAAAACACGTTATTACCTGATAACTGGAGGACGAGGTAGTGGTAAGTCGTGGACATTGTCTATGTTTTTGCTAAACCTGACTTACCAAGAAGGTCACGTCATTTTATTTACTAGATGGACGCTAACCTCTGCGTTTATTTCAATCATTCCTGAGTTCATTGATAAAATTGAGTTAATGAATAAGTCAGACGACTTTGAAATAACGCAGTCCGAAATCATTAACAAGGCGACAGGCTCAAAGATTTTATTTAGAGGCATAAAGACTAGCCAAGGCACCGCAACGGCTAATCTCAAGTCGATTGCTGGCGTTACAACCTTTATTCTTGACGAATCCGAGGAGTTAATGGATGAGGATGTATTTGACCGAATCGACCTTTCTATTCGTGCCGTAAACAAGCCAAACAGAGTTATTTTGGTAATGAATCCGAGTTACAAAAGCCATTGGATTTATAACAGATTTGTAAAGCATCCTCGAAACGATACAAGTTACATTCATACCACGTACCTAGACAACGAGCAGAATCTAAGCCAATCATTTGTTGACCAAGCTAAACGAGTTGAGCAAGAAAACCTGCACCGTTACGAGCATTTATTTTTAGGCAAATGGCTAGAAGATGCAGAAGGATTGCTTTGGAATCGACCAATAATTGAACGAGCAAGGATAACGGCAAAGCCTGAATTGTCACGTATCGTA